CACTGGGCCTGGGCCAAGGTGCCAGAGGATGTGCTCGTTCGTCCTCCCATCTTTCCAGTCTGGGCGGGGGCCCGCGACCGTGCCGTGTATCAGTCCCTCCTCCGCCAGCCTGACCGTCAGGTCACGGATGTCGGCGTACCAGACGTCGAGCGACCAGGATAGCTGGTCGTTGTTCATGGGCTCGTGGGCTAGCAGCTTCAGCAGGCCGTCTCTCGTCTCCTGCTCTAAACCTCTGATGCTACGCTTCTTGATTTCCATTGTTTCCTCCCTTAAGCTCCTTCGCCTTGGCGAGGTATGCCTGTAGCGCCTTCATCCTGGGCGTCCCCGCCCTGGGATGCCTGGCCAATGCCCTGGCGGGGTCTATCTGCCTGGATATCTTTCTGAGAATTAGGTATTTGACCTCTGTGGGGCACCTGCCCAGCAGTACCCTGTCCACCGCATCTACGACCTCGGGGAGCAGCTCTTCGGCAAGGTTGTCCTCTGCCACCCTCTTCCTGGCGTACCACACCCTGTTGATGCTGCACTTGTTCTGTACGGCCGTAAGCTCCGATGAGACCCCGCTTTCCAGGCTGGCCACTATGCGCCTGTCCAGTTCCATCACGTCCTCTATCGGGTATCGTCCTCTTTTCATGTCATCCTCCCTCATATATTACTCCTGGTAGATGTTTTTTTTGAGAATTATTTCATGGCCAGGGTCATAGGCCAGGCTGGGAAGCTACTGCCAGTATTATACATCAGCCTACATGCGCCACGACAGGCCGAGAAAGCCAGATCATGTGTGCCCGCAGTGCGGCAGCCCTGCGCCCCAGCGCTATTACTGCGCCCCCTGCCGCCGCAGGCTCAGCAACGATGCCTCACGGCGCAAGGCAGCGGAGAGGTGGGAGCGCCTCGGCCTGACGGGCAGGGAGTTCGGGCATCTTACCGTCCTCGGGCCGTGGGGCCCGTATGTCGGCATCAAGTATGCCGCCTGCCGCTGCTCGCAGTGCGGCCATGAGGGCAAGGTCAAGGTGAGCGAGCTGTCCTGGCGCACCGCCTGTGCCTCCTGCCAGCCACGCCCCTGCCCAGGATGCGGCACCTCCGACCCCGAGAGCTTCGCCAGGTCCAGGAACAGGCCGGGCGGCAGGCAGTTGTACTGCCATAGGTGCCTGAACGCCTTCAAGTCCCAGAGCCACAGGCCCCCGGTCTCCTACCATCGCCCCCAGGGCGACAGCCTGGCGGAGTGGAACTCCTTCCTCAAGCACCTCGGCCTCGCTATCGACCGGGCGGCCCATAGCCAGCAGCTTAGCGAGCACTATGACCACGTCTTCTACGGCAAGGACGGCAACCCTGCGGGGGCCAACATCATGCTCAGCGACAACGGCTTTGCTGCCCTGGAGATAGAGGTGAACGCGGGCTGCTTCGGCGACTTCCCCGGCCTGAGGGAGACGCAGGAGAAGTATGCCTAAGGGCCACCGCAGGGACATCTCGGGGCTTAAGTTCGGCAGGCTGACGGCCATAGCCCCGACTGAAAGGCGCAGCGAGGAGGGCTCCGTGATCTGGAAGCTCAGGTGTGACTGCGGGACCGAGGATATCGAGGCTACCATCGGCCAGCTCATCACGAAGCATTCCTGTGGATGCATCAGGCGGGAGCGGCACGAGCGGGGACTCCGGCGCAAGAGGGAGAGGGCAGAGAAGACAACCATGACCGCACGGGGGCGGCACGAGCGTGCGCTCAGGGTCTTCTGTAGGAAGTGCGGCCGCACGCCGGAGCAGGGGGCCGTCTTCGGGGCCAACCTTGCCCGTGCCAGCGGACGCCAGGGATGGTGCTCCGACTGCCACGCCGCCCACCGGACCAAGAAGGACGGCAGGGTACACGGGTGGGCCAACCGCATAGCCGCAGCGGGCACGGAGCAGGCGAGGTGGGAGGTCATACTGAAGTCGATGGGCCTGGGCATCGACGCGGGCAACCACAGCAGCATGTGGCACTTCCAGGCCAACGACTGGTGGGACGAGGCCGTGGACATCGAGCACCTGGTGGTACAGCCTGCCGAGATCATGATGCTGGCAGGCGTCTATGGCACGGACGCGCCGGGCTACAAGCGCACGGTGCGCAAGTACGAGTGGTGGAAGGAGATACGGTGATGATGACGGAGTTCATGGAGGACGTGAGGAACCTGGTGGAGGGCTACGAGGACAGCCTGGAAAAGGACAGCCCCGATGCCGCCCTCGCCAAGTACATCAAGTACTTCCTGTCCCAGTGGGAGCAGGCGGTCGATGATCTGGGGAAAGAGGACACACCATAGCAGCCAGGAAGAAGCGCAGAGCCCGTCCCCATACCTGCCCGCGATGCGGTACTAAGGACCCTAGCCTGTTCGCCAGGAACAGGTCGCACCCCTCGGGCCTACAGGTGTACTGCCGTAGCTGCCAGTGCTCTTACCGCTGCAAGCGCACGGGCATCGGCAGGACGTGGAAGCAGCGCCTTGCCGCCGCTGGCAGCGACCAGGAGAAGTGGGACATCCTGCTGTCGCTGCACGGCCTGGGCGAGGCGGCAGGCAAGACGCGGACGCTGAGGGATGCCGCCTGGGGGCTTGACTCGTCGTCGGCCTGGGCCACGCTGATGCGCGGGCACCAGTCAGGCGAGGGCCAGATAGAGATCGAGGCTCTGGTCGGGCTGTACGGCGAGGGCGAATGGCTGGACGAGCTTCGTTTCAAGTACAGCCACTACAGGGAGGCAACATGATGACCAAGCGGGAGGCAGGATTGTTCCTGGACCTGCTGGAGACGGTTAGCTGCGAGGGGCCGCCTGGCGACGAGGCCATGGAGCTGGGCAAGGAGCTGCGCGACAGGTACTTCCCCGAGGCGGCGTGCGGGGAAGGCCATAGCTACTTCCTGCGCTCGTATGACCCGCACCGGGAGCTGCCCTACGAGTACGAGTGCAACCTGTGCTCCACGCCGCACCTGTCCTTCAAGGAAGAGCAAAGATGGCCAGCCTGATGCCGTGGAAGCCAGCTACGCCGTGCCGTGCCGCAGGCTGCAACAAGCTCGTGCGTCCGCCCGGCTACTGCCCTGACCACGCCAGACAATCTCTTGCCCATGAGTATGATGAGCAGCGAGGCACCTCCACTGATCGAGGATATGATTATGCCTGGCAGAAACTTCGCCTCTGGTTCCTTTCCCTTCACCCGCTATGCCAGGCGGTCTGGGGCAGCGTCCGCTGCACCCGTGCTGCTACCGAGGTCCATCACATAATCCCCAGGAAGAAGGGGGGAACCGATGACCCTGACAACCTGCAAGCCCTTTGCCATCAATGTCATACGAGGATAGAAAGGCTCCTGGGGGGTATGGGGGCCGATTTGCAATCCGGCCGCCCGGCCAAGACCGCCGCCCAGTCCCACGCGCACGGGGTCGTAATGGTTCAGATTCAGGCAAAAGTGCCTGGCCCAGGACTGTAGGTATCAGAGGCGTATGCCCAAGTGTCTCATTCGTGTATCCGAGGGGAGCCTCATAGCCGAGGGGATGGGAGAAGGCGATGGCAGGACGTAGGCCGAAGCCGACCGTTATGAAGGCGTTGGCTGGGTTCCCTGGCGGTCATCTCAAGACCAGACTAAATGCCAAGGAACCCAGGCCCAGCGTGGCCATACCGGACCCTCCGCAGGAGATCACGCGGAACGGCATCGCCAAGCGGTGCTGGAAGCGCACGGCGGAGCAGCTCTACAGGCTGGGCGTGCTCACCGAGATCGACGGGGTCGCCCTGGCCGGGTACTGCATGAGCTACGCCCGCTGGCAGTCGGCGGAGAGGGAGCTTAGGCTGCACGGCCTGACCATCGAGGGCATCGGGGGAAGGAAGAAGAACCCCGCCTTCGCGGTCGCCACGGAGAGCCTGGCCCAGTGCAGGCAGTTCATGGTCGAGTTCGGGATGACACCCTCCTCCCGTACCCGCATCAAGGCAGAGCCTATAAAGGCTAAGACGGAGGAGGAGCAGCTTGAGGAACAGTTCTTTGGAGAGGCGGGAGGAATCGTCCCCCTCGACCCAGCCAGCCTGCCCGTCGCCGTTGCCAGCTAGCCCGTCCTTCGGCGGACGGCACCCCGAGCTGATCGACGGGGTATGGCGCGACGGGGACTTCTGGTATGACGCCGAGGCGGCCCAGCGGTTCGTTGACTTCTGCTCGAAGTGCATCAGGCACTCGATAGGCGAGTGGGCAGGGAAGCCGTTCATCCTGGAGCCCTGGCAGGAGAGGGTCAGCCGGGCGATATTCGGCTGGAAGCGGGCGGACGGCTCGCGCCGGTTCCGAACGGTCTACGTGGAGGTGGGCAGGAAGAACGGCAAGTCCACCTGGGCCAGCGCGGTAGCGGCATACCTGCTCCTGGCGGACAAGGAGCCGGGGGCGGAGGTCTACAGCGCAGCCGCCGACCGGATGCAGGCGAGCATAGTCTTCGAGGCCGCCAAGTCGGCTATCGAGGCCTCGTCTGTCCTGAAGAAGCGGGTCAAGGTCTTCAAGCGGGCCATCACGGGGCCGCTGAACAGCAGCTACAAGGTCCTGTCCGCCGACGTGAAGACCAAGCACGGGCTGAGCCCGAGCGGCATCATCTTCGACGAGCTGCACGCCCAGCCCAACCGTAACCTGTGGGACGTGCTGCGCACGGGGATGTCGGCTAGGCGGCAGCCGCTCCTGTTCGCCATCACCACGGCGGGATGGGACAGGCACTCTATCTGCTGGGAGCAGCACGACTACGCCGTCAAGGTAGCCTCGGGGATTATACCCGACGACGAGTTTCTCGGGGTGATCTACTCCGCACCGTCCGATGCCGACTGGACGAAGGAGGAGACCTGGAGGCTGGCGAACCCGAACCTGGGCATCAGCAAGAAGCTGAGCTACATGGAGGCGGGATGCGCACGGGCGAAGGAGAGCCCCGCATACGAGAACACCTTCCGCCAGCTTGAGCTTTGCCAGTGGACGGAGCAGTCGGTGCGCTGGATGCCTATGGAGGCGTGGGACTCCTGCGGCGAGAAGGCAGACGAGGACTCCCTGGAAGGGGAGGAATGCTGGGGCGGCCTGGACCTGAGCACGACCACGGACGTAGCTGCCCTGGCGCTTCTGTTCCGCCGCAAGGACGGGGGCTACATTGTAGTCCCGAAGTTCTGGATACCCGAGGAGAACGCCGAGCTGCGGCAGCGGCGTGACAGGGTGCCCTACCCGGTATGGGCGAAGCAAGGGCTGGTCAAGATGACCGAGGGTGACGTGATCGACTACGACGTCATCCGCAAGGACATCGGCGAGCTGGGAACCAGGTTCGATATCAAGGAGATAGCCGCCGACCGCTGGAACGCCAGCCAGATCATCACCCAGCTTACCGGCGACGGCTTCATGGTCGTGCCCTTCGGCCAGGGCTTCGCCAGCATGGCGTTCCCGACCAAGCGCCTGATGGAGCTGGTCCTGGGGAAGAGGATAGCCCACGGCGGCAACCCTGTCCTCCGCTGGATGGCGAGCAATGTATCCGCCAAGAAGGACGCTGCGGGCAACCTCAAGCCGGACAAGGAGAAGAGCACGGAGAAGATAGACGGCATCGTGGCGATCATCATGGCGCTGGGCAGGGCGGAGGTCAACGCCAGCGAGGACGAGGAGTTCACGGGAGAGGTTTTCAGCTTCTAGGTATTACCTCTTAGATATCTTTCTAAGGGGGGAAAGGAATGACGGGTCTTTGCGAGTGCGGATGTAAACGGCCTACGGGGCTTGCCCCACAGACCAACACGAAGTTCGGGTGGGTCAGGGGCCAGCCGATGAGGTTCGTGCATGGGCACAACAAGGGGAGGCTTCGCCACGGGGGTGCTGGGAGGGGCAAGAGGACCCCGGAGTATAACAGCTACCGTGCCTGCAAGGCACGGTGCGAGAACCCGAGGAACAACCGCTATGCGAAGTACGGCGCTCGGGGAATCCAGTTCTGCTTCGCCAGCTTTGAGGAGTTCCTGGCCTGTCTTGGCCCTAGGCCAGGGCCGGGGTACACGGTGGACCGAAAGGATAACGACGGCCACTACGGGCCCGGCAATGTTCACTGGGCCACCAAGCGGGAGCAGGTCTTGAACCGCTTGAGCCCTTCCGGGGGCAGCCGTGAAAGAGACCCCGCTACTGGAAGGTGGGTGAGTGACTGAAGGAGGCACTGTGGGAACGATAACTACTGCACTGGGGAACGCCTGGAGGGAGCTGAGGACTTCATTGGAAAACCCTCAGACCCCCCTTAGCTATCCCGCCGAGTGGCTCGACATCTAGGGGCCACTTAAAACCCCCTCTGATCGACTCGGACGCTGAGATGCCAACGAGGCGGAACCCGAAAGGGACCGTGAGAGACTGAGCGAGGGGGCACCCGAGAGGGTGATGCAACAGTCCGACCTTCGTGGGAAACGAACCACGAGAGGCTGGCAGAAATGACCAGCCTCAGCAATGTGAGTTGCTGATAACAAGATAGCCTAGATATCTTCAACGGCGGCCGTACCGACTCGGGCATCCGGGTCAGCGAGATGACCGCCCTGCAAGTCTCGGCGGTCTATAGCTGCGTGGACCTGATCTCGGGCAGTATCGCTACCCTGCCCTTCAACGTCTTCGAGCGCATCAAGGTAGGCAAGGGCCACACGGGCAAGGCCCTGGCCTTCGACCATGACCTGTACGACCTCCTGCATGACTCGCCTAACCCAGAGATGTCATCCCACACCTTCCGCAAGACCGTCGAGGCCCATATGCTCCTGTGGGGCAACGGCTACGCGGAGATCGAGCGGGACAACGGCAACAGGATTCAGGCCATCTGGCCGCTCAACCCCAGCCAGACCCGGCCCCGCCGCCTGACCCAGGACACCGTAATCCGGGGGGACAGGTACAGGCGCGGGCAGCTAGTCTACCTTACTACCGACCGCAACACCTTCGATGAGGAGTCTCTGAACGCCGATGCCCAGAAGGAGGGCGGGTACGACAGGACCATAGTTCCCGAGGACATCCTCCATATCCCCGGCCTGGCCCTGGACGGGCGCATCGGGCAGGACGTGGTGCAGCTATCCCGGCAGGCTATCGGCCTGAGCCTCGCCCTGGAGAAGTATGCCAGCAAGTACTTCGGCAACGGTGCTATCCCTGGCGGGCTCCTGGAGGTCCCCTTCGTCATGAAGCCCGAGGCCAAGGAGAACCTGAAGCGCTCCTGGCTGGAGGCGCAGGGCGGGGAGAACCAGCACAGGGTAGCCGTCCTGGAGAAGGGGATGAAGTTCACCCCGATGGGCGGCAAGCCCCAGGAGAGCCAGTCCATCGAGGCACGGGAGTTCCAGAGGGAGGAGATAGCCTCCATATTCCACGTCCCCATCCACATGCTAGCCTCGCCCAAGGGGGCAAGCCGTGCGAACATGGAGCAGATGGGCCGTGAGTTCGTGACCTTCTGCCTGGGCCCCCACCTGGACGCCTGGTGCCAGGAGGTCAACCGCAAGCTGCTCATTCCCAAGACCGTAGGCAGGAACGCCTCGAAGAAGTTCTTCGTCAAGTTCGACACCTGGGAGATGCTCCTTCCTGACGGCGAGAGCCGTGGGAAGTACTACCAGAGCATGAAGCTGTCCGGCAACCTGAGCACCAACGACGTCAGGGAGATGGAGAACCTCAACCCGATAGACGAGGACTGGGCGGACGACTGCCTCATCCCCGTCAACACCCAGTTTGCCAGCATGATGGCCGACCCGGACGCGCCCAAGGCCATCCCCGAGGCCCCTGCGGTGGAGACCCTCCCTGTAGCCCATTTCACTACCTTCAGGGACGCTTTGGGCAGGTATCTGGTGCGGGAGAACAAGGATTACAGGGCGTTTAGCCGCATTTTCGCACCGGTTTACTTCGGCATTGCGGACGCCGTCCTGGCCTCCCAGGGCACGGAGCACCAGCCCGGCATGCCCTGCCCGGACCCCGTTGCC